TGCATCTGCACCGCCGATGTCGGGGTTCATTTCAATACGAATGATTTCTGACTGGTTTGCAAACTCGCCATATTCTCTCATTCTTGCGTCTTCGTAGTCCCACTCAACGTACCTGTCACCAATCTTCTTTTTAACATAGCTAGGAGATTGTGGATTAAGACTACACTGAGAGAATCTTTCAACGATAACCGGTCTTACATCCGAGTCGTTTGCCTTACGGACAACGACAGTGAACGTTCCATATTTATCAAAATCATTTGTAGATGCCTTAATGTCCTCAATTGAAATCTTGAATCTATGTGCATGTGCGCCAGCGTCTCTTGCAACAAGCTTAAAGAGCTTTGTCATTTGGGTCGCGTCGTAGTTTGTTGGGCTTGTCCCAAGGTCTTGGCTAAAGATCCATCCTGTCTCTGCGCTTTGGTAGCTAAACTGGCGCTCGGACCAATTTGGAGCATTACCACCAGCGGCGGCTGTGGTAGATCCAGCAGAACTTGAACCAATACCCAGAACAATTCCGTAATGAGTTCCAGTAGTGGTTCCAAGCTTATCAAACAGATAAGAATCGAAAGTTTCCCCAAGCCAATAAGTGCTCTCGCCCTTCTTCAGAACGGAGGTGTCAGTAATTGTACTATTTGTAAGCACAGGGTTAGTGTTAAAGACTTTTCTAATATATTTGTCACTATTGCGATCAAAGTTGAAGGAAGTCTTGTGTGCAACGCCGCCAACGCTATCAAGAATTTCGGCTGTAAAGTTAAGAGTAGAATCGGACTCAAGAAGGATTGCGGAGCCTGATGCAGCCACGGGAGTGGAGCTAATTCCTAATTGCAAATCAAACCTAGCATTACCACTCAAGTTCAGAGTTGAGCCACTATCCATGTAGAAGATTGCAGCCAAAGAACCAGATCCAACACTAGCAGAAGCAACAGAAGAAGAAGGAAGGACAAAAAGACCGTATGCTCCGCCATTCGCTTGGTATGCAAGACTTTCTTGCGGTGCGGTTCTTCCTCCTTCAAAGTCTAAAGTCGTAGTCCAACCAGCTTCGCCACCCGTAGTTTTATCAGGGTGTTGTTCGCCAAGCATACGAACATAAGTTACAGGTCCAACACCTGCATCTAAGTAAGCTTGCGCTGCGTATGCTCCGTAAGTGGGTCCAGCAATGTTACCTTCTCGGAAATAATCACCACCAGAGCCGCCAGCAACGGGCTCTCCAAACACGTTTACAAAGTCGCTAAAGGACTCTACCGTGTAAGGACGCATTGCTGGTCCTTGTTGTGCTCGACCAATAATTACTGGTCCTACCTCCGTTTGTGCTGCGGGAAGTTGTGAATTGTCTATTTCTTTGAGAAAAATACCGGGAGAAATAAATTTAAATTTTCTAGCGTCTGACATTCCTGTGGGTCTCCTTGTTAATCATCTCTGATCGTATACGTTAATAAATAGTATAACAAAAGGCGAAAACCTCTTTAGTCTCTATAAAATCCCTTCTTTAAATACTCATTTATGTCACCGTAAATTACACGTTCTCTTGGTATCCTAACTTCAACGGCTCCTTCTCTTTTGGCAATCTTGGGTCTTGTATCGTTTTTACCCTCTCCAATAAGATATCCGAGAACTTTAATATCAAAGTTATTAATGTAATACCTACTATCCTCTCCCATGTTTACTGCGTTGCTGTTGTCTGCAATATCTCCCTGTATGAAGCCTTCAAACTTATGTGAGTCGCGAGTCAGAAAAATATTATCAATTTGACCGGGACGAGTTATAAATGGTTGAATAATCTCATTCATTTGTTGTAGGTACTCAGTTCTAATCGAAACAGTATAGTTTACTGCGATGTAAACCGGTATAGGAAAGGTCATTGTTTCATAGACAGTTTTTTTATTCTTAAAAGGAAAATTTTGCTGGTTGTAGAGTCTATTAGAGGTTGCATTAGCAAATTTTGAAGTCTTTTCCTGCACTATACGCCTAGAAACGGTTAGGGATGGCGAACCGCCCTTGGCGTCTCCGACTATAGGCACATGAGCCCACGCGACACCTTTAAATGCTGGATCTTTTTGCATACCGGTCCTGTTCAGCGTGATCATGGGCAGTATAATCCTGCTACTATCGTCCCTTATGTCTCTATCGTTTTTAATTTGCCAACTTCGTTCGCCACTGACCCACCTTACATTTACTTTTTCCCATCCATTCTTCGTGGTTGCAAAAGGATTGATTGATTCGTTGATCCAATCATATAAAGAATAATCAATCGTCTCCACTGTAGACGGCATCATTGTGATTTCACGAGTATTTGGATCTTCGTTGCTAGATGGCATTAAATGTTCCCTCCCTGACCGCTGTACAACGGGCAACTATTTCCATCCGATGGTCTATTTGCCCAAAAAGTCTTGATTCTGACAATTCTACAATTTCGTAAAACATGTCGCCATAAAAAACAAAATCACCCTGACGTACAAACACGTCTTGGTCTTCAGTTAAGCGTCTTCTGTGAAAATGTACGTTTATATTGGCATCAAAATCTACGCCAACATTATCAGTATAAACAGTTTTAAAATCTATCATCTCAACTAGAGCGAGAATACGAATCGGAGGCAAAAATGTTTTGATAATTGCTTCTCCGTATAAATCATGAAAATTTGTTCTGTCTACATCTATCGGATAGTATACAACAGCTTGACCAATTACTTTTTCGATAAGCTCGTCGTTAACTTGCTTAACTAAGTCTCTTTCTTTCTTCCCGGTGAAAAGAGGAGCGGGAGGGCTGTCGGGCTGTGACCATTCGTTAGACATTGTTTAGTTACCCTTGATAGATTAGCAAAGGAACAAACTTATTACTCGTGTTGACACTTGTCATTAAAGCAGCCTCTTGCTCTGCGATCTTGGCATATGTCATCTCATCTAAAGTAGTTTTCAGTTCCTCTCTCAATTTTTCTTGCTCGTCTTTTGCTTGGGACAATAAGTCTGAGCCGTTTAAGTTTACCGTCTCGCCGGGAATCGGAATACTGCCGAACTTACTTCTCACCTGACCCAAAGTTTCTTTTGTGAGAGCTAAAGCAAATCTTCTAATCCACTGCTTGCCTATTGAATTAATTGAGCTATATGGAATATTTGTAAAAGGAATCGTATTCATATTATTAATACCTTTTACTCCCGTATCTTGATCGGCTTCATCATCCCATGCGTTTGAATCGTTATCAATTGTAAAGGTGACCCACAGTTTGCTTATCATATTTGCTTCTGGCGTTGGGAACAACCTTAAGCGGTTGTTGTGAATCTCGTAAGAATAGTGTGAGAGCCTAGTATAGATGTGATCTTCATAAGCCATGGCTTGCATCTTGTTTTGCCACACAGGAATAACTTCAAATGTCGAATCATCGGTGTACTGACCGTATCCATAAATCTGCCCATTACCAACGGCATTTAGACCTCCATAGTATCCAAAAAATCTCCACATAGACTGCGGGGTCTTGTAATATACTTTTTCGATAGTAACCCTTCTGTTTCCTACTTGAAGTGCGTAAGGTAAATCGGAATCAGATTCAGCGGCTGAACTAGAAATAATACTCTGAAGGTCATAGTCTTGCTGATTTGAGACCAAATCAACTGAAGCTGAATATTGGTTTCTGGTTCCGCCAAAGCCAGCGTATTGCGCAACAGCCGGTCCGACTCTTTTTGGGTATCTTAAGTCAAACTTAGTATAGCGAAGCTCAATGTTGCTACCACTAAGA